AGCCATGATGAAGTCCAAAGGGATGAAGAACGGTGGAGCCATGATGAAGTCCAAGGGCATGAAGAATGGCGGGGCCATGATGAAGTCCAAGGGCATGAAGAATGGCGGAAAGGTCGACAAGAAAAAATCTAAGGGCTATCGCCAAGGTGGGAAGGTAAGCAAATAATTTATGCCATACCTTCAATCGAACATCCCGCATTTCAAATGTTGGGTGCGTAAAGAATTTACACATAATCACGAGGCGTACCATGGCGAGTTTTTACACGCCATGGCTGTCGCAGTAACAACGATGCCCTGTAGATGTTTGAGTTTTCAAATGATCTTTACCGGCATCGAGGCAGAGGGCGAAGAGGAAGATACCGTTCATGGTGGCGCTATGTGGGCAAGAATGCCTATTACAGCCCTAGTAGCGGATATACCTCTAGAGGAGTGGCCAGAGCCGATGGCGGTGCATGATGCACAACCGTGGGACTGTTCCTCACACCACCATGCCGTCTATGTCCTTGATCGTGCGACGCCTTGTCCTTGGATGGCAAAAATAGCAGGGGAAATGTACCCTGCGAAGTACCTTTTCACAGTCGATTATACCGAGAGTGAAATTGCGGATGATCCAGCACAGCACAAACAAAGCCATGTGCTGCAACTTTTAGATGCGGGGGAGTGGACAGGTAACATCGTTGCATTACCAAACAACCGGGTTCGTGTGACGCACCCAGCGTGGTTTGAAACGGGTACAGGCGCTCCAGATTTTAAGCCTTCGGCGCACATACATTACTCAAAGTCTGATTTAGACTATGTGCTTGATGTGAACCGTGTATTCGATAATTTGTACAATGACAACGAGCAGTAGCAAAAACTTTGAGATCGATGTAGCTGAGTACATAGAGGAGGCTTTTGAGCGTTGCGGCTTAGAGGTGAGGACTGGCTATGATCTCAAAACCGCGAAAAGATCCATGAACTTATTGTTCGCTGACTGGGCCAACCGAGGTCTGAATCAGTGGACAATCGATCAAACATCGATAACGGTGGCTTCCGGTGTCAGCGAGTACCCAGCAGGCACCTTAACACTCTCCGTCGCCTCGTCTGCTAGTTTTTCTGTAGGAGAAACGATTACAGGGGGCACGAGCGCAGCCACGGCAAGCATAACGAGCAAGCCCTCGACCACCTCTGTGGCCACCACCATCCCGGTTGGCACCTTTTCAAATGGCGAAACTATTACGGGTGGCACGAGCGCAGCCACGACGACGGTCTCTGCCGTACAAGACCTTACCGATGTACAATCGACGATTGATATTTTGTCGACTGTGGTTACGAGAGATGGCACAGACTTTGAAATCGACCGTTTGAGCCGTTCTGAGTTTTTGAATATACCCACAAAAACGCAAACAGGTCGGCCTAATCAATTCTTTTTAGATCGACAAATAACGCCAGTGCTCAAAATATGGCCCGTGCCGGATAACAACACCGATATCTTGAAGTTCAATCGTCTCACTCGAATCGAAGACGCCGACACCTTCACGAACACGGTAGACATCCCTTTCCGCTTTTACCCTTGTCTTGCGGCAGGTTTGGCTTATTACTTATCGATGAAAAAAAATCCGCAGATGATGGGTCCTCTCAAAGCTGTCTACGAAGAAGAAATGATTCGCGCTATGGAAGAGGATAGAGACCGAGCGTCGTTTAAGATAAGCCCGCCAACTTATAAATACGGGGTGTAACGATGGCTTTTGCTTCGGGTAAAAACGCTTTTGGAATATCAGATCGCTCTGGTTTCCGATACAAATTAAATCGCATGCGGAAAGAGTGGAACGGCAGTTTAGTAGGTTTCGATGAGTTCGAGCCAAAACAACCGCAACTGCTGCCGCTGCCACGTGTAGACGATCCGCAGGCACTGAAGAATCCCAGACCAGACCGAGTTGAGCCAATGGTTGTGTCGGTTGGCGTTCCGGTTGTCGAGATCAACCCTTTTGTGCCTGTAAAAGCTTCGGGGCGTGTCGGTGAAGTGACGGTGGTGACGACATGAGTTTTACATTAGCAACGCTGAAGTCAACCGTACAAGATTACTGCGAGACAGCAGAAACGACATTTGTAGCTGATTTGGATACATTCATCCAAGAGGCCGAGGAAAGGATTCTCAAAAATGTTTCTTTGCCTGTGTTTCGGAAGAATGTGACCGGCAACGCCACAACGGGCTTTCCGTATCTCGCCACGCCGTCAGATTTTTTGGCGACCTACAGCTTGGCTCTGATTATCAATAGCGAATACACCTATCCCCTTTACAAGCACGTCTCGTTTATACGGCAATACACTCCGAATGCGTCAACGACCGGGCCTACTCAATACTACGCTTTGTTCGACGACAACACGTTCATATTGGGGCCAACTCCAGCGTCAGACTACTCTTTCGAGCTTCACTACAAATATCGACCTGCATCTTTGACGACAACCTCTGGTTCCGATAAAACTTGGTTATCTGACAACGCACCCGACGCTCTTTTGTACGGAACATTAGTTGAGGCTGCCACCTTCCTAAAAAATCCGGAAGAAGCAGCACAATACGAGCAAAGATTCTCCCAAGCTGTCGCATCGCTGAAAGCCCTCGGAGAGGGCTATGGCTCCCGTGATGAGTATCGATATGACATTGCCCGAGGATAGACATGGCGTTTTTTGAGGCTACGCAGTTGCAGGTGGGTGCGGTAAACGTGTCCACCTCGGAAAATAAAGGGCACGACTCAGAGTTTTGGGCGCAAGCGGCAGCAGATAGAATTGTAAGCGTGGGCGGCAACTGTCATCCTTTGATAGCGCAACAAGCAGAAGCTTTTAAAGACTCTGTGCAAAAAACTGTAGATTTTTACATTAGAGAGGCCATCAAAAGCGACAGAACCACGCTGATTGCGTCTTTGGAACAACAAGGTCACAAAGACATGGCGGACATACTTAGGAGACTATAATGGCTATTACCACAGCGATGTGTACAACGTTCAAGAAAGAGCTTTTGGAGGCGGTGCATAACTTCAAAAACACAGGAGGCAGCACCTTCAATCTTGCGTTGTACACAAGTTCTGCGTCGTTGGGGGCAGGCACCACAGCGTATACGACCTCAAACGAAGTATCCGGTACGGGTTATACCGCGAAAGGGGCGTCCTTGACTCGCGTTGATCCAAGTAACGACGGAACGACGGCTATCACGGATTTTTCGGATCTAACCTTCAGTTCCAGCACGATTACTGCGCGAGGCGCTTTGATATTTAACGATAGTGCCTCCGGAGATCCTGCAGTTTGTGCTTTGGACTTTGGATCAGACAAATCTTCGAGTTCTGGAGATTTCACAATACAGTTTCCTGCCGCTGACGCATCGAATGCGATTATTCGTATTGCCTAGAGCATGGCAAATGTTACGGGTTGGGGCAGAGGCACTTGGGGTGAGGGTGCTTGGGGCGAAGAAGCTCCTATCCAAGTCACAGGCGTGGCAGGTACTGGATCTGTCGGGTCTGTCTCAGTCGTCCTTAGCATCGATGCCGCTGTCACAGGCGTGGCAGGAACCGGGTCTGTTGGAACAGTTGCGGCAACGGGGTCGTCGGTCTCAAGCCCGACGGGCGTGGCAGGAACCGGCGCGGTTGGCTCTCTTACGGTCACGGGCACGGCAAATGTTTCGCCGACAGGCGTGGCAGGCACTGGAGCTGTTGGATCGGTTTCGGTTTCCGGAGATGCGAGCACGTCTGTCACAGGCGTGGCAGGTACTGGATCTGTCGGAGCGGTTACTGCTACCGGTAGCGCGGTTACTGCTGTTAGCGGTAATGCAGGCACTGGAGCTGTTGGCTCTCTTGCGGTCACGGGCACAGCTAGTGTCGCAATTACTGGGGTCCAAGCTCAAGGTGGCGTCGGAAGCGTTTCGATTACCGGACAAGCAAGCATACCTGTCACGGGTGTTGCGGCGACGGGAGCGATAGGATATTTCCTCGTTTATGGCATCGTAAATGACGGACAAGACCCAAATTGGAGTAGTATTAGCGACAGTCAAACACCAAGTTGGACTGCAGTTTCTGACAGTCAAACACCTAACTGGGAAGAGGTAGCCTAATGGTGCGAAGGGTCAAAAAAGTTATTAAAGGGTTAGAGAAAGCTTCGAAAACTCACAAAAAACAAGCGGAGACGCTGAAGAAGCATGTTGCTGCGATGAAGAAGCCTAAACCCAAAGCGAAAAGCCGGAGAAGATAGATGGCTACTTATGTTAACGATCTACGCCTTAAAGAGATTACTACTGGTGATGAGGCAGGCACTTGGGGAACCAGTACTAATACAAATTTAGAGTTGATAGCTGAGGCTTTTTCCTTTGGTACGGAAGCTATTACGACTAATGCTGATACCCACACTACTACTCTTGCCGATGGGGCTACTGATCCCGGCAGGAGCATGTTTCTTAAATACACTGGAACTCTTGATAGCACTTGCACCATCACTATAGGGCCGAACACGATCAGCAAGTTGTGGTTTATCGAGAATGCAACCAGCGGATCGCAAAGTATCATTATCAAGCAAGGCAGCGGTGCGACGGTAACGATTGCCAACGGCCAGACAAAAGCTATCTATAGCGACGGCGCAGGCTCTGGTGGTGCGATGGTTGATGCTCTGCAAGACTTGTCGATCCCAGACCTTTTCATCGATGACGACCTAACGTTCACGTCCGACAGTGCCGTCATCAGTTTTGGCGCGGACGCTGATACAACGCTGACGCACACAGACGGCTCTGGTCTTACGTTGAATAGCACCAACAAGATTATGTTCAACGATGCGAGCCAGTTTATCCAAGGCTCGTCCGCTACGGTTCTATCGTTGGGTGCGACGGATGAGATTGATCTTACTGCAACTGCTATTGATGTAAATGGCACGATAGACGTCAGCGGTAACGCAACTTTTGGTGGCACTTTAGACGTAGATGGCACTTCGACATTTGATGGCATCACTAATGCAGGAAATTTTGCTACTGATGGCGGCACAGTAAAACTTGACGGCAACCATCCAGTTGCTACGGATAACGTAGCACTGGGCAATACTGCCTTAGATAGCAATAGTTCTGGAGATCAGAATACGGCTATTGGTGCTAACGCCCTGACTGCCCTTACTGGGTCAAACAACAATACTGCTGTGGGCTACAACGCATTAGCAGCTAACACCGGCGCAAAAAACACCGCTATGGGTGCTAGTGCAGGAGCATCTTTGACCTCTGGCGAAAACAACGTAGCCATCGGGTTTGAGGCGTTAAGCACTGAAGATGCTGATGGGAATAATGTAGCTGTTGGGTATCAAGC